GAGGCGTAATGTACGGTTATCCTAGGTTCCTGTTGCGAATAATCGAACGCACCCCACGTTGCACCTTCTTCTGGGATAAATAGAGACCGAATCATTTTACCGATCTCTGGGTCTCGAGCCGGTACTTGTTGTAAGTTTGGATTCGAATAACTAAATCGACCCGTTACTGTACCCCCGCCATCATTTTTGAGCGGGTGAGCTTCGGCATGTATCCGACCGTGATGAGAATATTCTAAGATTGCGCCTTCGATAAATGTCGTCCGAGCTTTATTAATCCGTCGAGCTTCGACAATCATTTTCGGTAAGTCGTGTTCGTGAGATTCTAACCATGGCCCTTGGAAACTAGGTGCGCCTTTTTCAGTATGCGGATACCATAAGTTGTTGTTATCAAAGGCTTTTTGTATCGACGCGCTCGCCCAAATATCTACGTTGACCCCGAACCTACGTTTGATTTCTACGAGTAGTTGTTGTTCTTTTTTAGATAATTGTTCTGAAGTTTGCTCTGCTCGATCTGTATCGATCCGAACACCTCGCCAACGCATCTCGATCAGCAACGGTATAAGGTCACACTCTAAATCGTAGATCGTTTGTAAGCCTTCGATCTCGATCCGCTTTTTAAATATTTTCCATAGCTTGAGCGTTAGCACTGCATCTTGTTCAGCGTATGGCCCAACGTATTTAGCAGGCAATGCCCACATACCACCTTTCGGATTTACGCCCCATGCTTTAGCTGCTGTTTCGAGGAGTGTTTCATCTTTCGATTCAGCTAAAAAATCCATACCTAAATTATTTAAAGAGTATGACCATCTGTTTTCATCGAACAGTGGGGCCGCGAACATCGTATCTCGTAAAGGACAAGTTAGTTCTACACCTTCGCGTTTGAGCCAGCCGACATCATAAAGTGCATTATGGAAAACCATCGTACCTTTATGATTTTCAAAGGTTCTTTTAAGCCAGCGGAGTACGATTTCTTCTTCTAAGTTGCCGCCGTTCTCGTGTCGTATCGGTAAATACCCTGACCATTTATCTGTCGATATCGCAATCCCTACGATATACCCGTCACCAGTTGCCCATCCTGGGCCGCGATTTATTAAGTTGGGGTCGTATGTTTCTAAATCGACCGCAAGCGTTTCGTAAGGATCAAACTTCGGTAGGACTTGCGGGGCTATCCAATCGCTCTCAGGTTGTAATAGTGGTATCTGCATCGGGGTCGATATCTCCTATGCCGTATCGAATATGGTGTTCTACTAAAAACAAATATCGTCTAAGGTCTCCGATATCGTCGAGTAAACCATCGTCACCGCCGAACCTTTCTCCTGCTACGAATACATCGTAATTACAGTTTTCTGCTTGTTGTTCGATCCGATCGAATTTACGAGCGAGCATCATAAAAGCCCCTGTCCCGCCTCGTCGTTTCCACGAGTCGCCGTAAGATTTTTCTGATTCGATCAGACTTACAATATCTTGTTGAGCTAAATCTTTCATCTCTGTCCATTTAGGATCAAGTCCCATTCTTCTTTCTCCAATTAGCTTCACGTCTTTTGATCCATTGGAGGCATGCGAATTGCCAATCCTCCGCCTCAATATTCGCCAAGTGCGAATAGCATTCTTCATATTTTCTTTCCTTATGGCATAAGTAGGCTTTAATCATCGGGATCATTACTTCAGGAAAGAACGTATTTTGATAGTCATGTTCTTTCCACATAGTCGGCCAGACATCGACAGGCTCTGGATTACCAGATACTCTACGAGGTGGGATGGTTTCGATTAAAGTTTCACACTCTTCTAAAAATGTTTCAGGGTTCGAACATAGCGGGTAATGTTTTTCTGGATAGAATTCACTCACTGGTAAAAAAGGCGTAACACTTAGGTTTTTGACTTTATCCCATTCTTTATTGAGGTAAACGTGGAAGCTATCGCTGACTTGGTAATACGGCCCTATGTATATTCCGAGAGCGGCAGCTACATATTCTTGTAACACTGACATATGAACAGCGTTCGCACCGTAAGCTCCCCAGAGCATATCGTTCGATCTATTACAGACCGTCATCTGTAACTCGCCGCCTCTGATCTTAAAATATATGTTTGTATTACAAGGAATATCTTTGCTTGGGCTGTCTAAATCGTGAACCGCATCCCACATCTGTAAAACAACTCGGCGTGAGTCAGGGTCTCTTTTTAGCATATCTACGACATGCCAAAGCTGATCGTAATCAAACTGTTTTCTCCAGCGATACCCGTATGAGCCGTTTAAAGTTTCGTTATCATCTGAAAATGCAGACATACCTGAGTTAAAGTGTGTTAACTTCATCAGGTTACGAGAACCACCTAACATCCATATCGCTTCATATAAATGAAAGAAAGGGTTAGCGTCTCGCTCAGGGCTAAACAGCACTCGCTGCCAAGGTTTGTTGTAAACAGTAGTTACTGGACTACGACACTCCATCGTAGGGCCGTTACGACTTTCTTGTTCTCGATAATTTACTTGGGATTTAAACAAGTCGATCCCTCGTAACAAAGCGTCGTTTACATTGACGGCGCTAATCACCTTCATAAAGACTCTCCGTTTGTTGTCTAAGAATATGTTCGATCTGTATTCGCACTAAATTAGTGCCTGATAAATATGCTGCCCAATGGATAGCGTTTACCGCATCCGACCAACTATTCGGCATCTGTTTATCTTTTATCGCTTTTTCTAAAAACAATCCGTAATGCTCCATTACGAACTCAGTATCTTTATGTTCCAGATCTATAATCAAATCTTTTAGCTTTCCCATTTACGCCTCCTACAGCTGTATTATTGTTTCCCGTAGTATTCGATCAACGGGCGATCTTTTTGTGAGTAGTCATAAACGCTTCGGGTGCGTCCTTGACCATGTAGTATCCGAGAGTATTTATCGAACTCGCATAAACCGCCTTCGATCTCGCGCATCTCGAAAGGTTTATCAAACTGGCTCAAATCAATATTCTCAGTGCACCATTTATAAAGTGCTTGCATCTCGCTATTCCAATCCCAGCTACGTCTACAAAACTCTAGCGGTCTACCTGTCAGTCTGTTTAATCCTCTCATTGCTCCGGGGCCAGCATTAGCCCACGAGCAAATATCTTCAGCGTTTTCTAACAAGTAGGTATGTCTTAGATCAGAAACTAGTTCGTAAGAAACGAATGGGCCGATATAAGGAAACCGAAGAAGATAGTTCCATGCATCAGATAGAGATTTGAAATGGCTAAAGTCTTTTAGTATCCGCTCTCGTTCTACCCATAGATGCGTAATACATTCAGCTACCCCTGTTACTTTATCCATACGGTTAGGAGTTTTGACGATATATGCACCCGTAATCCATTTCGGTTGCTTTTTTACTTCTTCAATAGCTTTGAGGCGATCCCAGTCGATATGTAAGTTATGGTCGAGTAACGTATGTCCTGTTTCTATAAGATTAAAAAACCGAAAGATAACAGTCGCCATCAGCACTTCTGGTTTGTTACGCAACGGCTCTCGAATATGTTCTCTAAACCAGCGGGTAGTCCGATCGTCTTCTCGGAAAACTTGACAGAATTTAAACTCTTGTAATATCGGGTCGCGAGTCCAAGGCGGCTCTAACTTCTCTTCCTCTTTTACTCGACGTATCCGTTCACGTTCTTCGATCCAATAAACGTATCGGTCTACCTCTGCTGGTATAAAATTGGTCATTAGATCTTTCTTAAAATCCACGCACAGTTATTAGAAACTTCTGGATAGAACGTAGCAGCAATCACTCGTAAAAACTGTCTACCGTATCGTTCTTCAAGTAACTCGTACTGATCAGGCCACCAGCGCCATTCGTGATCATCTTCGTCTTGAGCCATCGCTTTTTTAAGTTTAGGTAGCTGACAGAAAGTACCGACTACAGACTGTATTTTCCAGCCTCTAGTTTCGTCTTCGAGTTCTTCTTTAAGTTCTTCGAAACCCCACTCGTAAATGTGATCTTCTGGTAACTTATCGTTAGACCCGTCGTGGTTAGGGGTAGAAACGTAGATCAGTCCTCCTGGACGTAATACACGATTAGCGTCATCAAGCCATGGTGCAATAAACTCGCGTCCCATATGTTCGATTACTTCTGTAGTCCAAAAGAAATCTATAGAGTTATCGGGTAAGTCGAATGTAGGGTTTACTGTAAGATCTTGAATATCGATCTTGCCATTGAAATTAGCGAACCATGTAGAATCTTGAACAAATCCAGTAGGGCTGCTATAGCCTACTTTTTCATTAAGACACGCAGGGTCAATATCTACGCCGCGATACGATCCGATAATGTCAGACTTTTTAACAGTGTAGGCTTTATACAAGTTACGCAGAACCCATATCTCACCGCACCCTGCTTCTAATACATCTATGGGTCGTTCTAGCTTTTTTGCTTCTTCGATACACAAGCTAGAAATTTTGTCGTACCGAGTCATATGCGTAATTTCGTCTGGACGCCAATTACCTAACATATTGCCGCTGGTAATATCCATACGGGTGTTTTTACTATCGTTAACATTTTCTTCAAGCGTTTTTCTTATAGACGCCATGAGATTCTCCTTTCTACGGTTTACTACTTTACCTTATACTTTTTACCAAAGTAAAGGACTAAATCTGGAAGTACTTTTGTGTTTGAGGTTCTATCAAAAATAGGTTCTGTTTTGCTCTAGTTAGCCCTACATAAAAAACTCTAGACTCGTCGTCAGGGTTAGCTTGATAAGACTTATAGATTCGGTTTGATATATCGGTCAGTAAGATTACATTTTCTGCTTCGCCTCCTTTAGCTGCATGGATGGTCGATAGTTTGATACGAGGTTCTTTAGTGATCTTTTCTCCCCGTCTAAGCATTGCTCGGATGTAACTCCGCTCAGATACAGAGATACCGTCGAAAAGGTCGTACCAGTATTCTTGTTTGAGGTCAGGTAAGTACGATTGCGCCTCTTCGAATGAGATATTACTATCAAAGTCGTTTCTCTCTAGGGAGGTAGGTACGCTAACCCGCATATAATTTAAGACTTTGATAAGATCTACGAGCAGTATCTCGCCGCCTTTGCGTAAAGTCTCCCAATCACGCACCGCTTTTACTTTCTTTTCGGATACCGAGTTACGGTTTTTGGTTTTATAGAACCATCCTTCTGACCGGCAGTGTTCTTCGATACCGTTTAGCAAGTAATTAGTCCGTGCTAATACTAACCAGTCTCCTGTTTCCATATCTATAGATTCGTAAGATTTCTCCCACGATACATGGCCTGTTTCTTTTCTAGGGTTCCAAGTCTTTTGTACCCGTGAAGCTACTTGTCCGATACAACGCTCGGCTAATGTATGAATAGATTTAGGGATTCTGTAGGACTGTTTAAGAACCATCGCATCTTTAGAATTACGAATCAAGTAATCTACGTCAGCACCGGCCCACCGATAGATAGCTTGGTCGTCATCTCCCGCGATATAAATACGGTCAGCTGATTCACATAACTTACGAACGACCGCCCACTGTAACGGAGATAAGTCTTGTGCTTCGTCTACGAACATAACGTCTAATCTAGGAGCGCGACCACGATCTAAAAACAACTGCAACATATCGGTATAGTCGATAAGTAATCTATCGTTTTTAAACAATCGTAACCCGTTAGCAAATCTTTCTAGTTCAAACCAACCTACAACGTCATCAGAGTCGTGCCATTGGCTTTCTAAACTAATCTGTCGCATACGAGCTAAGTTTTCTATGAACATTAGCCGGTCATCTTTCGATATACCTGAGACGTGTCCATCGTCAGAACTAATAGATCCCGTCAGCCGTAAATTTAGTTTTTGATTGAGATCGTTAAAATCTCTGCCGTTCATTACACTATCTTTCGATAGACCTAATTGGAAAAAGCAAAGCGAATGTAATGTTCTAAAAAACGGTAGCTGATTATTCGTTATGCCAAACCTAGACATCGCTCGGCTTTTGCCCTCTTGTACTGCCTGTTTAGTAAACGTAAAAAAGCCTATATCTTCTGGGCAAGTACCACGGTCTAGTTCTTCCTCCAACAACCCAAGTAAGGTGCTAGTCTTTCCTGTTCCAGGAGGGCCAAGGATTATTTGTGCATCTGACTTTAGCATTACAACGGCGAGTCGTTAAATTCTGGCAGGGTATGAGATTCAGTTTGTGTTTTGAACTCAGGTATATGCCAGACGTTTACGCCTTTCCCTTTTATATTGAAGAAGTGCGCTTCGCCTCCCATATTTTTGAGCTTCGCCGTAAGTTTATTTCTAGGGTAATCCCTAAAGTTTTTACGGTGTAAGAAGTCCATTAAATCTGCTAATCTAAAATACGTTCTAGTATTTTCGTTCCAAGGTTTACCAAGTAGTAACTCGTCACGTTCTCTAGCAGGGCGTTCTGTACAAAAAGTTTCTAACAGTTCGTTAAAGTGACCTTCGGTAGACGCATCTTGTGGTACTTCGATAATCGTCAAGTTATCTAACAACTGTTGGATAATCGTTCTCCATACGTTATCCCGTACTTTCGGTGGGATAATATTTAAACTGTCCATACATTTACGCTGGAACCGAGTCTGGTTTAACAGCTCTTCCGTTTCTAACTCAAGCCTACCGCCCTCTACATCTAAGAACCAGATAGGTGGATCACTGTTTTGTTTAGTCAGATTACTAAATAACGGCGTCCCTCCTGACGCGCCTATCCCATACTTTCGGGTACGGCATAACGGACTATTACAATGTCCAGCTATCGGCTGATCGTTACATTTATAAAAGTAATCTTTTTTCTGTACTTGCTTGGCTACACCTAACACTTCTTGCGCACTAAGTGGCGGGTTAAAGTGTTTATGATTAATCTGTTCTATACGTTTTTCCCAATCGTCTGGGAACTTCTTACGCAGGAATACGCCTACGTTAAACAGTCCAGAGTTACGCATACCTTTTGGAAAGCCTTGCGCTATTAGGTGTTCTAAACATGGAGGCGAATGGTCTAACCATTCTGAATCTTCGATAATCGGAGTAACTTCTAGTTTTTCTAAATCTTCTTCTGTAAGGACAATGTCATCACAATAGTCTAGAAATTTCTCAGGAGTTAATACCCCTCCCAAACCGCTAAATCCGTAGCTAGTAGCGTCCTCGCCGCCGAAGTACGGCATCTGTAACGGACTACCCCTATCCCCTCGCTCTAATAAAAGCTGGGTTTGTTTTGGAAATACTTCTGATTGTCCGAAACCTATCGCCGCTGATACCTGTCGCAACTTACGTTGCATAAGGGAACACGGGACAGGGTCGAATACAAATAGAAATATATGAGCGCCCCCGCTTTTAGATCGCGTAACTACCATTGGTAGCTTGAACTTCTTTATCTTTTTTGCCAGCCCTTTTAAATCTAGAGGATAGTCGTCTATATCTATGGCACCCCAAACGCACATATTATTTTCGTCTATCGGAACGATTCCTAGGCTTCTTTCTCCTCTCAAATGCTCTGCCCAAATACTTTGTAATTCTTTTTGATTGAGCGTTTGCGAAATTGTTACATACTTACCTTTTGCTTTGCCGTCTTCTCTCGTTTCTTTCGTCGGGGTAAAGACACTATAACCGTGTCTCAACCCCGCGAAACGGGCGGCAAACTGCTCCTGTATCGACATTGCTCACCCTTGTAAAACTAAAACGGTACGTCTTCGTCATCATCCTCAACTGTATTAACAGCACCTTCTTGCTCATGTTTTACTTCTACCTCGCCCGATCGCGCTGCTTTCATAAAATCTAAAGCTGCCATCGCTAAAGGTTTTGGGGTGGGTCGGGCCTTTTCTACAGATAACCCCATCCAGCTGTACTGGTCGTTCGATTGGGGGATCGTCGTCAGGTTATAAATAAATGAAAACATCGGAGCTGCAACCGTTTCGCCTTTCGCATTTTGTACCCGAGCATTGTTTAACATCGTATTCCAACGACGGCTAAACCCTAACTGAGACGACGTAAGACTAAGCAATACTTGCTCAGGTGCAGATTCGTCAGCTAATAAAATACAATAATATTCCGCTGTTTCTGCTATCTCATTATCGTTAGTCCAGATTAAACGACCTTTATCGTTTTTCTTGCACTGTTTTAAAACAGAAGCATCATGACTATCGTCTACGAGGCCACCGCCTTTTTCCCTTGGAATCCACTCGATATACTTTTTCTTATATGCACAAGGGATAATCGCTACGCCCTCCGTACCGTCGTAATATGATTCGGTAACGGTATTGAACAAGTTACCCTCCTCAGCACCTTGTATATATTTACCGTCACTTTTCTTTAGTTGTGGAGACATCGATTGCAGTACCCGTAAAAACGGTATCGCGTAATCATCTGCTCCTGCTTCTTCGAGACCTGTACCCTCTGACAACATATCGTCATCGAAAGGGATGATGTCTGAGGAATCTACCTCAGCTACTTTCTTACTAGCCATATGTACCTCTACTTTATTTTGGCGCGGGATCCGACGAATATCCCGAATAGGTCTGCAGGAAGGTCTTTCCCGCTCGTCATTTGTTCTTTCACAAAAGCATTTAGCGTCTGTGGGTGAACACTCTCTTTAACAGCAGGGTCTAACCCTTTCTGTTTGAGACTTTGCACAGCGTCATTAGCTTTATCGCCTTCGTCCTTACCGAAACGTAAGTTAACTTCGTGTTTGATAATGCCGCCGTGGTTATTAGATAAAAGCCATGCGTGTGCTGCTTCACGATTCTTTTCCGAGATATACCCTTTATAGAATTCGTTAACGGTAATTTTCGCACCGTTAGTAAGTACGATCTCTTTGAGGTTAGCTGCTTGCATCGCCTCAGGTAAAGATTGTTCTTCGTACATGCGTAAGGCTTCTTTTTGTGCCTGTAATAACAGTTCTGTTTCCTTAACTTCCTCTTGCAGTTTTTGTAACTGTTGAGCTATAGAACTTATCTTTCGATACTCACTGTCGAGCGTCGTTTCGTTCCATTCTTCTTGGGAAGCAGTGCCTGTAAGTTCTTCGAACGATAAAGGCGTATCGTCATCACTGGACATGTAGATCTCCTAAATCAGAATCCTCGGTGTTTATACTTCCACGAAGAGAGAAGGCTACGGGGTAGTACGTCATGTGCTGACGATCCCATTTTAAAACGCTGTACCTACCGTTTTTCTGCGCTGCTATTGCGCAACAAACTCCTATTGCTGCGGGGTCGCCCATCAACAGTAAGTAATCGTCGTCATTAAAATCAATAAGTTTTCTTTTGAGCCTGTTAATTTCGGGGCCAGTAGATAACATAAGATTGGTTTTTGCTGGTAGCAAAAGTTCTAAGTCGCCGTACTTATGAGCAGGGACTAAATTGCGTCCAGGAACTTCTTGGACTACATACACTGTCATTTCTAATTTCTCCTTTATAGACGTTTACCTTAACGTAGCCCCTTTTCGAGAGTAAAGGGATATTTCCTATTAGCTACCTAGAAATTTTATTTTTTATAAAAAAATTTATAAATCGTTTTAATAGACTAATATCTCTAATAGATACGACGTTAAGTGCTTGTTCTTACTAGCGATTTCATAGAGAGGAAAACTAATAGGAACTATTAGAAGTATTAAGAGGCGTCCTACGAAACGGAACAATTTATTTATTTTCTAAATTCTATATACTTACTATTAGAACTTAGAAAGGACTAGCTTTGAAATACGAATTCAAAACGGAGCCGTTTGCGCACCAAAAAACTGCACTATTACGTTCATGGAACAAACCTAATTACGGGTTGTTCATGGAAATGGGTACAGGTAAATCAAAAGTATTAATAGATACGATCGGTATTTTGTACGGTAAAGGTGCAATTAACGCTGTCGTTATCGTAGCGCCGAAAGGCGTATATCGGAACTGGTCTACGAAAGAGATACCAGATCATATGCCTGACCATATAGATACACATGTCGCGGTATGGTCGCCTGCACCACGCAAACAAGAAAAAGCTGATTTAGTAAAACTGTTCCACACGGATCTAGATAAACTCAAAATATTCTTAATTAACGTGGAAGCGTTTAGCACACCGAAAGGTGTCAAATTTACTGAAAACTTTATTCTCGGTCATCAAGTATTGTTCGCGGTAGATGAATCTACGACGATCAAAAACCCGAAAGCCTCTCGTACTAAAGCGATTACGAAACTAGCTAAAAATACAAAATACCGTCGTATCCTTACTGGATCACCAATTACACAATCGCCGCTAGATCTGTACAGTCAAACAGAAGTATTAGATACAAACCTACTCGGCTATACCTCTTTTTACTCTTTCCAAAATCATTACGGTGAAGTAGTTAATCGTTATTTCGGTGGTCGAACGGTACGGCAAGTCGTTGGGTATCGGAACTTAGACGAACTATCACAAAAATTAGATAGTTTTTCTTACAGAGTTTTAAAAAGCGACTGTCTAGACCTGCCGGAAAAAGTTTATATTCGTCGGGATGTAACCCTTACTGCCGAACAAAAGAAACTATACGGTGAATTAAAAGAGTTAGCGATTACTGAACTAGCTAATCAAGAGATGGTTAGCGTTACGAATGTGCTTACACAACTACTCAGGCTACACCAAATAGTCTGTGGTCATATTAAAAGTGACGACGGTACAGAAACACCTATTAATAATAATCGTATCGACGAACTTATCGAAGTTATTGCAGAAATGCAAGGCAAAGTAATTATTTGGGCGAACTATCGCCAAAACATTTTAGAGATCGTTGAGACACTACAAGGATTGTTTGGCCCTGACGCAGTAGCGTCTTACTTCGGAGATACTACACCTGATGAACGAGATCGTGTAATTAAACAATTCCAAACCCCTGATTCACCGCTTAGGTTTTTCGTAGGTAATACACAAACAGGTGGGTACGGTATTACGCTTACCGAAGCGCAAAACGTAATTTATTACTCGAATAATTTCGATTTAGAAAAACGCTTACAATCAGAAGATAGAGCGCACCGTATCGGGCAAAAGAATAACGTAACTTATGTTGACCTTGTTGCTAAAGATACCGTAGACGAAAAGATTGTAACGGCGCTGCGGAATAAACTTGATCTCGCCCAAGAAGTCTTAGGCGATGATAAGTGGGAAGATTGGTTAACCTAACATCGCTCGTAATTCATCGGCTGCTTGTTCTACAGCCATTAGAGCTTGTTCAGGCGAACCCGATATTTGTAACGCAGAAGTCGCTATACCAGTAGCTACGTCTTGCGTAGTAAATGATTCTTCTTCGGGCATCATCGGTTCTTCTTCCATAGCCATAAGTTCACCTAATCTATCATCTTCCATAGGTGGTTCTTCGGCCATCATTGGGGGTGGGGGCATAGGCGGTTTAGGGCCAGCCGCAGCAGGAGGCGGGGGCATCGGCATAGGAGGCCTCCCACCGGCAGGAGGAGGAGGCATAGGGGCACTACCGGCAGGAGGCATTGGACTAGCGCCAGCTCGTAATTGATCTAAACGATTTGGCGGGTTATTCATTGGAGGTATCATATTTAATTCCTTGGTACATTAGGCCGGAAAGCATTTTGAAACGGTTGTACGTTTGTATCGAAATTTGTTAAATCCATTATACCGTTAGAAACTTGACCTCCTTGATTAAAATCTCCTGGAGGTTTATACGACATACCGCCAGTAAACGGATTATTATACATCCCGCCCATAAACGGTTGGTTTCTTTCGTTATATTCTTCAGGGCTAAACGGTTCGTCGTAAGCACTATAACTCGGCGTAAATGTTTTTAAATACGATGTAAATGCATCTTCGCCTTGTCCTTCTCGCTGGCTACCGATAAGGTTTGCCATCGGGCTACCTCCTGGAAGGAACGACGTACCCGAATCAAATTGTGATGTAGACCCTGTTCGTGGGCCAGTAGGCGCAGACGCTGCATAAAAGTTTTGTACTTCTTGTTTTGCGTCAGAAATTTGCTGGTTTACTGCATCAGCTTCGTATTGCGATTGTACATCACCGTATTGTTGTTCAAGGTCAGCTATTTTCTTTTCTAAGGCAGTTATCGTATCCGTTTGATCTTGTGGTAAATACGCTTCTAATTGTTCAGGTGTTAAATAATTTTGAAATAAATTTTCTAACCCTTGAACTTGTTCAGTAGTTGCATACCCCGTCATATCTTGGTTAGCTAAACCTTGGGCAATTAACTCATTAATTTGTTCTTCGGTCAACCCAGCTGCGATACCTTCTGCGGAACTTTCTGCATCCGTAGTTTCGTCGACTTCTTCGCCAATAATTTGTCTTATTTGGTCTTCAGTAAGTAATCCTTGACTAAAAAGTTGCGCTAATTGATCTTCTGATAATCGATAATTACCGATTAAAGTTTGGACTTGTTCTTCTGATAAAGTTCCATCTTCGATTAATCTTTGTATTTCTGCGCCGGTTAATTGTCCAGTTGCAAACCTTTCGTTAAAATTATCTGAGTCCATCGGACTCGGCCCACGATCCGCAGGTTCTTCTTGTTGTTGTTGTTGAGAAGCAGTAAAAGTAGCGAAATCAGGTTCACTAGCTTGCCAAGCTGCGAGGTCTTGTTTATATTTTTTATTTCTTGCTTTAACTAGTTTTGAAGCCTGACCCATACCCCGCACTTTAGGAGGAGCTTCTGGTTTAGATTGTAGCCAAACTGCGTAAGCATCCCCAAAATTTGTCGGTTGTGCGGTATTCGTATAAGGGATAGTAGAATTATCGTCAGTAGAGTCAGATGCCCCGCCGTTTGATATCATTTCAGCGACCATAGGATTGTTACGCATAAACGCTTCTAACTCGACATCTCCGCCGTTGTTCATTTGGGCGGGTTCTTGCGTCTCTAATAATTGTGGCTGGTGGATTTTAATTTGCATGACAAATACTATTCAATAATTAAATCAAGAGGAGAGCGGGGTCGTTTAAAAGGCACGATAGTGTCGTCAAGATTAAAGTCTTCTCTTATGCGTTGTCTGAACTGCTCAACTTCTGTCGTTTCTTGTTCTTCTGCACCCTCACGTCCCATCGCTATTTGAGTAATAGCTCTAGGGATGTCACCTAGCGGTAATCGTTTTTTATCGTAAATTTTCATAAATTCGTCTAATTTTGCTGGGTTAGCTAATATTGTTGCTAAATCTTCAGCTACTTTCGGCCCGAGTGCGTCTAATACTAATTGAGTTCTATACCCCGCTCGTGATAATAATCCAAAAGCACCTCTACGGATACGGGTGACTGTGGCTGCCACTCCTTCCATAATTGTTTGGAGCTGTCCTTCTTTTTTCTTTTTTCCAGGCCCTTTATTAGCGAAACTTCTTACTCGTCTAGTAAAGTTTCTTAGATTCATAGCGTAATCTCGCGCTAAATCTTTTCCTACGAATAACTCTAAATCTTTAGCCAAATCCCCTGTAGTACGATATGCCAAAGAAAAATTAACTAACTTGTCTAAATCAAAATTACTATTCTCACGATCACCTACGTTTTTATAAATTAACCCTCTAGCTTGATCTTTATCTATTCCTGCTAAATCTTTCATCCTTCGTAACAGTTCTCCACGGAAAGCTAACCGTAAATCAGGATATTGATTTGCTATATCGGATAAAGCTAACAGTTTGTCATAGGCTTCAGTGCCTCTAAATGCTCTTTTTCCATCAGCATCTAATTTAAAGTAATCATCGAGAACTTTTATTGGATTGTCTAAGAATCTACCAGTAGCAGGATCTACCATATTACTGATAATTTTGTTTACTTCGTCTAAACTTTTTTGGTTTTCTTTAAGTTGTATTTCTATTTTACGAAAGTTTGCTGGATTAAGTTCTACTTCTGGAAATAACCTAGCTAGTTGTTCTTTACGTCGACTAGATAATCTAGTAAAGCGTCTTGCTTGCTCTACTGCACTAGGAGCGTCTCCTAAGATTTGTTGATCTATTTCGTTAAAAACGATTTGTTTCATCGTTTGTAATTTTTGTAATCCCTCAGGGGTTTGGGTTAAAACCCGTATCACCCCGTCTATTTTCGAAGGTTTACTGTCGAGTATAAATCTACCTAGTTCTGTTGGTTCTTTAGTCGCGAGACTGTAAATATATCGTCCGTCAACTTCTGCTAATTCGTCTTGTATTTCTCTTTGAATAGTATTTATATCGCCACCGACCGTAGACAATACATCATCTTCAAATTTTTGAGCAGCTTTAGCTTCGGTTGGTGTTCTTTTTGCTCCCGTAATTTTTCTATACTGTATTCTGTAGGCTTCGCTTCTGGCGTCAGCAAGCCCGTCTAATAATTTAGCGCCTGCTTCTCTTACTTCTGGATTAGGGTTAGCACTAAACATTTTTTCTAAATCGTCCATCGTTCGAGTAATTTCTTCGATAGAAAATTGTTTTTGTTTTATAAAAGCAGGCGGGTTTGCTAGTAATTCAATGCTGATCCCTTCTTCCTCTCGATTAGGAAGAATAGTTCTTATAAGTTCTTCGACTTCTTTTTTATCAGACGTACCAAAAATCCTACCTTCTGGTTTATTTGCATAAAGCATATCATTAAGAGCTTGTCCAATAAATTTTGGTAAAGCAACGACTGGCTCTTGATATGTTGCAAACGTTTCGCCTGTTTCTAAATTGATATCTGTTCGTTTAAATACTTCTCCGTATTTTTCCCTAATCGGGTCTGTATATTGCCTATATAAATTCATTAACTCGGAAGAGTATTCTGGGTATGAGGGTCTACCGCCCTTAACTATATTTTGTAAACTTTCTCCAAGTTCTTGAGATCCTCCTGCTTCTGGATCTAAAACACCTGGAAACTGTTGTTCTATATCTAATGCGCCCTCTGTTTCTATTAAATTATTTTCGAATTGTACTCGGCGTTGTTCTTGTCCTTCTAACTTTATTCGATTAACAAGATCGTTAAACTGTGGACGATCGAAATCTATGTCCGGCCCTAAACCACGTTTAAGGGCTTCATAATATTTATCTAAAGATTTATCTTGATTCGATAAGATAGCTTCTAACATTCCTCGAGCAGGACTGTCTACGGGTAAACCCCCACTTATAGAATCTGGGTCTGCGGCTTGGATTAAATTAAACTCCATCGCCTGTAACACATCGTCTTGAGTAATATCGCCGAGAGTTCTTAGTTGTTGACCGACTTCGAAACCTTGACGAGTAACGAAATCATTCATCGTTTCTACAGAAAGTTCTGGTGAACCCTCTGCTAAATCGTCTAAGGTTACTCCTGATTTATTGCGGATATATGCGGAAGCTGCTCGAAGTCTCGCGAGAATAGGTTCAGGGATTCTTTCTCCTGTAAACATGTTAGCAATTTTGCCGAAAAGTTTTAGTGCTACTTCCCCTACAACTTCTCCTCCAAAAGCGTATATCGCGGCTAAACCTGATGTTTCCCAAATTCGTTCCGCTGCCATATCTGGCTGATATCCGCTATATTTACCGTTATAAAGTATTGCTGCTTGCCCTAAACCCTCACCAATACCAGAAACCCCTGCATAACCGGCTATCTGTCCTAAAGTTCCTAATTTAGTCCGTTGTTCTAAACTACTGCGTCCTTCGGTTATTTTTTCAGCGTTTCTTTGGGCTTGTTTTTCTGCTGCTTTTTTAATACCTCGACGTAGTAACCCAACACCTCCAATCCCTAAAATAAGTTTTGGTGTTTCTTGTCTAATAAATACGTCTAATTCGTCGATTAATTCTTCTGGCGACCCTGCAAACGCGGCCTCTAAAGGTTGAATATTACCGAAGGCCTTAGGTCTGCCGCCTGTAAGTTCGCTCGTTACAATAAAATCAGTGCCCTCTGGATTTTTATAATCTAAAGGTTGTACTTCTGCGGTTTTATCGAAACGACTTAATAAATTTTCTAATTCTCTAGCTGTTAAAGATCCAGGGCTGAGAGAACGGCCTCTAACTAAGTCATCTACAGCTAAAGTCCCGTCAGGTAAAGTTATGCCTTGTTCTCGAATTATCGTTAAATAAGATTTATCCGGATTCGCGCCTCGTGCGCTATACGCTTTTCTTTGATCTTCGTTAATTTCGAAAAGGTAATCTTCAGCCGCAGCGATACCTTCTGCTATTAGTGGAGCAGCTGTCGCTGGGAAATAACTAGCTAACTCTCTAGCTTTAGTTCCTAAATCTAACGGTCTATCCGAAAGTTCTCTTGCCCTTTCATCATAAGGAACACCTTCTAATCTTACATTTTTAGAAACGTATTCTGCGAAAGCGTTATATTGTGCAGCGTTACCTAAACTCTGTAATTTATCTATATCTAAATTACCTTCAGTATCGACGTAATTTTTATCTTGTTTAAGTTTTTCACGAATACGATTTATAAATTCATTTTGTACAGTATCGTCTGTAACATTATTAATGAAATCTAATTGTAAAAATCTTTCTAAAGGACTCGGATAGTATTGTTCCTCCCTTCCTTGAGGTTGGAATTTTATATCTGTTTGATATGGCGCTGAAGAAACAATATCGGCGTAACTAAAATACTCACCTGTATCTTCGTTTTTTAACGCCATCTCTGCATTTTGTAGCTCTGCTAAACGAGCATCTACATAATCAGCGTAAACATTTCCTCGGGTATAAAATAAGTAATCGTCACTTTCTATAGCCTGAGGAAGGGCTGTTTCGTCGAATCTATCTTTAAGAGCCACTTCCGATAGCCTTTACTTGTGTTTGTTTCGTTTCCGTTCCTGGAAGTGGTAATCCTGTTCCTTCTACCTGCCTTTTTTGTGTAGTCGTTCTATTTTTTCGTCTACCTTCGAAATCGTATAAAAATAATCCGCTTGGGTCTGTTACGATATTGAAGGTATCGAAATAACCTCCTGGTTTTAAAAAGTTTGCGGCTCTAGGATCTTGGTTAGGGCCTGGAGCTGCTTGTTGAATAAATTGACGAGCGAAACCATTATATTTAACTCTTCTATCTTTAGGATCATAACGAAAATACATATTAGCATTAGGATTTTTATTAGTGATCCTATCACTAATAATTAACCACTGGTTTAAAGCCTCTTCGTCTGATAATTTAAATTTCCCGTTTTCAAGTTCTCGAAGTTCGGACAGAAGTTTAACATCGAATTCGAATAGACTCGCTATCCTAGAATCTGCTTGAGCTATATCCGTTGGATTATTTGAACGAGAAAATTTAATTAATTCTTCAGTTACAGGAACTACACGATCATTTTTATTAAATAATTCTCCCATAAAACTAGCGGTTCTTACACCGACATCCATAGGGTTTTGTGATCCATAACCTAATTGTTCTAAGAAATTAGCTACGTCTTTATCTGATAAAGTTCGACCTGTTTGACCCTCTGATGCTGCAGCGGCATAAGCTAATCTTATTTGTGCTGCAATTAATCGCCCTCGTTGTACTACGTTATCTGTAATCTCATCTTGATTACCAATCGAAAATACATTGCCAGTTAGCCTATTTGTTATTGATCCTGAAGTGCTTTGTTCCAAAGAGTTTAACACTTGAGCTAATCGTGCGTCAGCGAGGCGTTGTTCTTGTGTTTTTGGTGATTCACCATCGTAGTTAGCGAACGCTTCGGTATGAGCTACAGCTGCGTCATATACTTCGAATACATTACTCGACGGAGCGTCTTCCCTTCTAATAATTCTATCTCTAACTTTACCGCTGAAATTAGCCTGGAAAAATTTATCAACACTTTCCATTTCTTTATTAAATTTATCACTTAGCTCGTTTAAAAAGACACCACCTTTTGTAAATACAGACGGGTCTTTTTGTTTAACTGCTTCTTGAGCTATTTGTAATACTACGTTTGCAGACCCTATAACATTTTGAATAGCTCCCCGTCTTTCGTTAAGATCGTCGAATATTTCTGTTTGAGGAGTTTTAGCTCCACTTTGTAAAGACGGTGCTCCATCCATACCTCGAGTATCTAAAATCCAATTTTTACTGCCATTTTCTGGAAGTTTAAATTCTTCGGCAGACAAAAACTCAGCGGTCTGAGGATGCTGTAAGATTACTTTTGGTTCACGGGCCTGTCGTTTATTACCTTCGGCATCAGTTATTACTGTCGGCCTAGACGGATAGAAAAATCCTATTGTTCTTTCAGTTGGTTTATTCGTGTTTATATAATTACCTACTTGAGCGTTAGGTATCGCAGTATCGTCGCCAGTAATATTAGTATCAAGATACGCTTCACCCCTAGGTATCACAGTTCTTTGAGGTCTACCGTTAGAGTCTCTTCGATTACCGAAATAAAAATCTATTTCTGGATCCCCTTGGCTCACAACGTATTTACGACTTCCGTCTTTAGTAACTAAAACTTCTCGAGAAAACTGCTCTATATCGCCCTCTCGAGTTTGTCTTGCGTGATAAGCTATTTTTCTAGTTAAATCTAAATCTTTCGTTAGAGCTTTATCGCGTTCTGTAATTCTTTTTAAGTAGTTTTCTAACTGGGCTTCATCTATCGCTCCTTCTAGTTTTTTACCCGCTTGTGCAGCAGATATAAAAGCAGCGACACCCCCGTCATCGTCATCACCTAAAGCTAAAGCCGGTAAGAAAGTTAATGCTTCGCGTAATCCTTTACCTAGAAGAGTTCTCCTCTCTGGAACCATTTTTTCGCTAATTGGTAAAGCATCATCTATTCTGTCTCTTAATCGACGCCTCTCTACTTCTATCGGATCGAAACCTGCAGTTCTCCCTGTAATCGGATCTAGACTTGGTAACCCTGTGCCTTTGCCGAACTTACTTTCCTCAACACCTAATTCTTCTAAAGTTTTTGGTCGAGACTGAACTAAAAAATCTTTAACACCTGGAATTTTTTCTAGTGCTTCAAGTCCGGCTTCAGCTAAAAATGGCGCAGCACCACCGAATATCGCACCTAAAATTTGTTTTTTAGGATCTTTTTCATCACGTTGTGTTTGTAAACGAGGCGTGGCAGTAAACTGTAAAGCACGAGCAGGGGTAACTTTAGGTGCTTGAACTAAATTAGCGATACCCCCGCCGCCAACAACATCAAATCCGAAATTACCACGACCGTTAGCCACGTTATGCTCCCAACTTACGAGAAGACATCGGGAAACGAGCGTTTACTATCCCGCCTGCTCGTTTCTTTTGAGGAACTTGGAAACCCATTGTCTTAACAACTTCAGGTGCTTTATTAGCTAAAGCTGCTAATCCTTTATTTCCTTCAGGTATCGGTTTACCGTCTGTTCGACCGCCGCCAGCCATCCCAGTTGTCGTAACAGCACCATACGGTGATTGTTGCGTCGGCCCAGAATAACCAACACCACCTAATAACGGGCCAGCGCCTGTTAAGAAATTAGCATAACCAGACATTAACTGTTGCGGTAAATTATATTGGCCTACGAAATTTTGATAATTTAAATCCATCAGTGCTTGGTTTCTAGCACGGTTCATCGCACCGACGTTCATCATCGAAGCTACATCACCTTGACGGAAACCTACTTCTTGACCAGCTAACCCTTGCATCGCTCCTGCAGCACCCATTTGTGCACCTGATAATTGACCAGCCAATCCTGCTAAAGCACCCGAAGAACCAGCGCCCATCCCGTAAAGCTGTTGACCTGCTCCAGTAAGTGCTCCTGCTGTACCCATTCCAGCACCATACGCTTGCGCACCTAAACCAGACCGCAATCCAGCAGCTTGTGCGTCTGCCGCTCGTTGCCGAGCAAACTCGCTCATCGCTGCGTCACGAGAACTACCGAATCCGGCACTACGAATAGCACCGACTTCTTTCATCATCGCACGAGTTGCAGCATCATCAGATTCTTGTTGGGATATTCTTGACCTAGAACCACCTAATGCGCCTTGCGCTACATCAGAAGCGCGTCTTGCTATATCCCCAGTAGCTTGACCTTTTTGAATATCTTTTATTGTTTGTTGGACTACCGCATCTTCGTACGGATCCATAAACGCATCTATAGAACTCGGGTCAAAATCTCGTTGACTACGCCTAACATCCCTTTCCGCTCTTTGTAAAAACGGATCTAGCCCACGTTGTGCAGCTTGTGTAGCAGCGATGCCTGTACGAGTGTAATCTTCGCCTTGTTGTTGCGCTCTTAATTGAGCAGCTCTAGCTTCGGAAATACCTCCAGCTTGTGTAGCTAACGCTTCTTCTGTTAATCCTGTAGCACGAGCTAAATATGGTTGATAAGCGCCAATACCTGCGTCTGCAAGTTGCATCGCATATTGTTCTCTAGGAGAAAAATCTGCAATACGTTCGCCGCTATAAGTAAACGGGCTACTATCTTTTTGACCTAATTTATCAATCTGTTTTGCGTAATACCTTTGAACCTCAGGAAGTAGCCCAAACGCTCCGCCGCCGCCGGTAAGTAAATTATAAAGATATTGGTCTGGGGCTTGATAACTATATGCTTGTTGTTCTTCAGACATTTCGCTTACCAAAATTTATTTTATCAAGAGCCGCGATCCCTTTTTCAAAATCGCCGCCGCCCATATTTCTAACACCTTTTTCCGATACGACGTATTCGCTATCGCTTGCCCATATCGGTACTAAATCTTCTTTTGGCCCTCCAGGGCCATCAACTTCGCCGCCTTGTATAAATAATCTACGACCAAGCACAGAACCCTCATCGGGTTTACCGCCTTCCGCCATACCGATACGTTGTGTTCGTATTTGACGACCTTGAAATCTTGGAGGTCGAACAGCACGAAAAGATGTTTTACGACCCTTATCACGACCACCGATTGCTTGACCAATAATTTTTGCAACGTCGGTGCCTGACCTTTCTAACATTCTAGCTACGTTTGGATTATCCTCTAAATATTTCGATAACTTGTCTAGACGAGAGGTTTTTTCTCCAGCTATCGTCAGTGGAGAGTTTACTTGGCCTACTGTTTTCGAGGGATCATCAACGGCATCTTGTACTGCTTGTTCTGCAGGACTAAGCGCGGAGTCAGTAATCTGTGTAGGATTTTGTATTGCGTCATCTAAAGCAGCTTGCATTTCTGGGGTAGCCGCCGCAGATAAATCCGGCATCGCGTCCATCATTTTTTGACTTTGAGCCATTGCGTCTGCTATTCTTTGTTGCTCTGCTAGTTCTGCTGCTATTCGAGCAACAGCATCCCCTGTAATCGCTTTGCCAGTCATCTGCTGTAAAGGCGCGTCGACTTGTTTCCGATATTCTTCGTTTAGAGCATTAACTAACCGTTTACCACCGATATTACCGATACCCGTATTCGCGCCATATGTAGCGTATTTATTAAGGATATCCATCGTAACATCGCGAGGTAGCCCGATATCTTCGCCTTGTTCTATAAATTTAGAAGCGTTAGATTCAGGATTCATCATCGAAGTAATCAATGAAGAACTTTGTTCGTCATCGAAAAGTCGTGTCATGATTTTTTCTTCTTAGCTGGCTTTTTCTTAGCTGCTGGTTTTTTAGCTTTGCCGCCTTTCATAATATCTTTATCGACAGTAGCAGCTTTACCGCCTGTCAATACAGAATTTACACGAGCCATAGCCCATTGGTGTTGTGAAGTTCCAGGACGATGCCCTGTTTTATATGCAGCAAGCCCTCGTTTATATACACGAGCGAGTTGACCAGCGGTTACTTTTTTGCCTTTTTTACGGGCTGCTTCTGCTTTATTAGATAGGGCTTTTTTAGTTTTTTCTGAAAGACTCATGACTTTGTGCCGAACCTCTGTTTAAACCTGCGAGTATATTTAGATTCAATCGTTTTCCTACGCTTACCTTTTTTCTTATCAGTCGAAAATTTGTAAGCCGAAGGATCATCCATTGCCTTCTTTTTATTCCTAGCTATTTCTTTTTTCCGTTTTTCTTTTTCTTTCGGAGTCAAACCAGCTAGGTATTTCGCAGGGACTTTAGGTTTTTTCTTCGTCTTTTTCATAACTATAACGCTACTACGATATTACCATTCGTAACAACTTGGACTGTGCCTACGCTCCCTGTTGCACTCAGTCCTGACGTACTTGGCGTAGAAATATTCTGCCAAACATTGCCTAAATATACTTGAAGAACACCCTCTGTAGTATTCCAAATAATGTCGCCAGCAGCGAACTGTCTTTGGTCACGATCGGCGCTAGTAAACTGTGGGGTCGCGCTAGGGTCGAAAGCGTCTAGATTTAGCTCAAGTACCCTAACGAAACGATTAAATGAGATAGCATCAACGACCCGCGAATAATATGGGTTGTAATACGGTAATCTACTTTGTAGTAGTTTAGCCATTAGCGTCTACCGTTAGGCTGTAAATCTAAACGTGTTGCTCCTATCGTAAACCCTAACCCTAGCCTCGTTCCTACGTCGGCGTCATCATCTGATTCAAAACGTACCGCAGCTTGTCTAGCTCTAGCTCTCGTATCTACTTTCGTTGTAGATGCTGTAAATGCTGTAGTTTGATCGGTAGTTAAACTTTGTCCTGGAAAATCTCTAGCTTTTAAAACGACGTTTAAAGTTTGAGTATCACCACTATCCCCCGTAAATTTTACGTCAGGTATAAACCGACGGATAAACTGAAACTCTTCGCCCTCGCCAATATCGAAATCAGCACTTTCGATAAAAACATTATCCATAGGCGAACCGTCATCGTCGTGCCCTGTTTCGTGAGAGTAAATATAGTTTCTATCGTCTGCAAAACCAGCAGCTCTCGGGAAAGAAACGATACCTTCGTCTAACCATGCAGTACGAGAAAGAGCACCTATCGCCCACGTTCCTTCGACATAATTAAAAACGACATACCTATCTATGGTTACGCTATCTGCGGTGCAATAAAACCAGCCAACTTCATCGAACTGTTTATTTAAAAAACCAAATACTTGGAATGCTTGTTTTTCGTTAAAATTATCGAATACAAAACTGTGTACGGTACACGGCAGGGGAACTACTGAACCATTGTAGGTGTAAAAACCTTTTTTATCCATCCAGTAGATACCTGTCGGCGAGTTGACTGCAGCATTAGGGCCAATCAAACTAACGCCTTCATTTATTAACTGAAGCCCGAATGTATTAGGAGGGCCGACAAACTGTAAGCTATATAACGCCACATCAGTCCATATCAGCGTTTCTTGTCTCGCTCGAAGACCGCCAATAATTTCAGACCCAGCAGAACAGCGTAAAGAACCTGCTGTATTAGTAGCTCTTGGTTCAAAATCGAAAGGGTTTTCTTGATCAGAAAAAGCGACTAATAACGGATCTATTTCTTCAGAACGACTACCGCCTTCGATCGGGTCTGCACCTAAAACGATAACATGACGATCTATATCAGAAACTAAAACTTGTAACCCCACAGTCGGTACAAAATTAGCGTTTTGAATATCTTTTAACGCTTTAGCTCTTTGGCTTGCCGTAGAAAAATCCCAATAAAAAATACCTCCAGCCCGTACATTAGCGATTAAATCCTCGCCGAAATTATCTATTGACCATAATCTCAACTGATTATTAGCAGCTAATGAGCTAGTAGATCCCCAAGTACCTGATCCCCACGCGCCAGCACTCCAACCTGTGCCGTCGATAAATACATCTAACCCAACGCTAATTTGGTATTCACCAACAGTAGAGCTACCTCCGTTACCTGTATCAGAAGAATTAGCTGTAACAGTATTACCATCTGTATCTTTAGCGGTAATCGTAAATGCGTTAGCAGAAGTAACAGCAGTAACTTGATATTCTTGATTTAAAACCGCTGCTGTAACATTACCACCTAACGATGCTGCGCCTGAAAATGTAACGAAATCATTTAAGTCTGCACCGTGAGCAGTATCGTTAACAGTAATGGTTGAAGAGCCATTCGTTGCAGAAAAAGTAACGTCTCCAGCACTTGTTGTGGATCGGATAGGAGTAATGTCGTTATAATTATCTCCTTCTTGCCAATAAAGTTTAAAAGTCGTACCTACTGAAAAAATACGAGTGCCGTTTAAAGTAACGTATGCGTGTAGTTTTCTTCCTTTTCCTTTTATAGATGAAGTTAGATATTTCACCCAGCCGCCTATTTTTTCAGGCAAGCCTTTACGAAACCGAACTAAATTACCGTCAAACCACCCGCCTTCGGCAGTATAATCAGTGCCTTCTTTATTGATGCCAGGATTAAAAATAAATTTCTGTAATGGCATTAGATATACTCACCACTGCGAATCATTTCAGTAACACGAATCGCTCTTGTACCTACTTGGTGCGCCCATTTACTATCCATAAATTCGTCTGCAGCCACATCAAACTGTTCCCTAGACATAGCCTCTAATGCTTTGACGAAACCTCGTAACCGTGTCAACCCAAGATTGAAACAAATATCAATCATCGCGTCTTGTCTAGCTTCGCTTAGGGCACCGAACCAAAAGTAAGTATCTTTCAGTTCCTCTTTCACTCGTTGTATATCGTTTTGTAGAAGATAATCTATTTCGTCATCGGATAGCCCTAGCCCTGACTCAGAAATATTCCTACCAACACCAATCGTTTCGTAACCTGCTGAGCATAAATAGACTTTAGATTTTACGCCTTCATGACGTTTAATCATCTCGACTAGCTTACTCATTACTTTTCTCTAGCCACCTGATTTACTTTTTCGTATGAGCGCATAGCACCCAAACCAAGCATTCCCATCATAACTGGGACGAGTAAAGTTGTATCTACTTCTGGGACTGTCATCCAGATACCTAAAACATTGGCAATGATTGTGTTGTATAGTAAACCTATCGCACAAATCCAGCCGATGGCTGGTCGCCACCCAGCGACAAATAAAGATTTATGTGCCGCTTCCATTTTATTGATTTCTAACTGGCCTTTGAGCGCCTCTTGAGCATGGCGCTCCGACATCGTAGCGATTTCGTGAGCTAAGGCGTTTTTCTGATCTTTATCTTCGATAAATTTATCTAGTAATCCTGTTACTGGCCCGATTAGTTGCCCGACTAAACTCATCTACCGTTTCCTCTGTTTGACCATGCTTGCGCTCCGAAGAACGCTGCTAATATACCTGCGACTGACACAAAGTAGACTGAGGCCATATCTCCTAGAATACTTGCCGCCTGCACTAGCCCAGCCCAGCTGCTTACGACTACTAACGACGGATATAAGAGCATTCCCCACAAAGCGAACCAACTCATACTGCGCTGAGCCTGTGCTCTTTCATTGCTAATTTTTAACTCTTGCAATTCTTTGCTAGTTTCTAGCTCCTCGTCAGTAACCACACCATCGCCATCCGCATCGTATTCAGCGTAATCACTGCCATCTTCTAATTTCTTTGCCGCCATATTTATCCGAAGGCTTTAATCACTAATACAAATACTAAAATTGCTAAACCGCCACCGATAATCAGTGTTGTTCCACCGACAAGAAGTTGTTGAATTAATCTCTCTCTATCGCGTTTTTGTTTTGCCATCAGTTTTACGTGCGCCCTCCTATCTTGCTCCTGCTGCCTAATCGCTTGGTCATAGTCCTCTAACAGTTTTGGATCTGCGACGAGGAGCAAATCTCTCAAATCTTTTTGGTATCTTTCTTGATTCCTACGAAGCATCTGCAGCTTGAGGATATCATTTTTAGATAATGCTTTGAACGTAGAACTTTTACGTTCTACTTCAAAATTATTTAGAGCCTCTCCAAAATCAGAGACCAAAGCCATCGCTTGTTGGACGTTCGCTTTACCTTCGTTGACGTTTTGAATCACCGAATTGATCTGCTGGAGGAGCATGCCAGCGGCTGCAACAGATTCAATAATCATGGTTTATACGCTTATATTTACACGTTGTGTCGATGCTAATGGTTGTGCCTCGACCTTAGTGCCCTCCTTCGTATAAAGTACGGGCATAACGGTTTCGACCATCTCCCTAATAGTCTCACCTTCGGCACCTGTACGCAGGCGCTCTTGTTTTTGAACTGCAACCTGCTTCCAACTGACTTGAGCAGTATTGCTGACTGACCCTATTTCCATATCAGATCTCAGCCATTTATGGCTTCAACAGCAGCTTCTTCCTCGCCCTCTTCTGGCTTTTCTTCAGGTTCAACCAACTGAGCATCAGCTTGCACTTTAATCTTCATCATCAAAGGCCACGTCCCACTTTTACTAGGCATTTCTCCGAGAATCGCCAGGATCGCGTTAATTTCGTTTTCGTTCAGTTCTAGTTGCACGATGTGTTTTCCTTATGGTGTATAGGCTTTTGCAGTAGCAATAGCCGCGTCGATAACAGAAAAATCTTCTGACCCCCAATCGTTGAATGTTTTGCCAAATTCTAAATAACTAGCACTACGCAATATACGCTTTTGCTTTTCAGCATTTGTTTCATCGTTATAAAAGGGGTTGTTTGCATCTAATACACTGGTAATAGTATCTGCGCCATTTAGCATAGCTTTGTACATCTTCGCTTTTTCTTCGTCAGTGCGAACTTCTATTTCTTCTGACATTTCGTCCTCCTACGATTCGAGCGCGGTTACACGCGCAGTCAGTGATGTAATAATTGCGTCTTGGTCTTTGATAGCTTTGACAAGAATCGGTATAAATTTTTCGTACTGCAAACCGTACTGTTTGCCGTCACCTGATAGCGAGACGGTGAGGTTTTTCTTTTCTGCAATTTTATAACCAGCAGCTTCTTCAAGCGCCAACACAGATTGCGCTTTAAAACCAATATCCATCCAATCTTCTTTGTGCGTACCATCTGGCGTCTGTGCATTCAGATCGTAATCGTCGGCATACTTATCGCCGTACTTAGAACGCTTGTCCCAGTAGTAAGTGACAGGCTCTAACGCTTTTACGAAATCTAAACCAAGGTCTAAATCTACAAAGTCGGTCTTATCGCGTTCATCAGATGCCACAGTCAAAGAAACCTGAATGTGGGCTTGAGATATGTTTTCATCGCCCAACACAATTTCATTATTTTCAGTATTGATATTTCCGCCGGGGCTTCCTGTACGACCTGCGTCGTGGCCCAAAAGAGTATTATTGTCGCCTGAATTTACTGATGATCCAGCACTATCACCTATCGCGGTGTTATTAGCGCCGGACGTAAGTGCAGAAAGAGCACTCACTCCTACCCCATTATTCGAATTACCAGTGACAGTAGCAGAAGATGCTGCTGAAGCACCAATAAAGGTGTTGTTTTGCCCAGTAGTAAGGTTATTACCTGCTTTCCAGCCTACAGCCGTGTTATTAGTATCTGTCGATGAATCGAAGTCTTGATCTTGTAAGGCTAAATAACCTACGGCAGTTGTCCTACTACCCTTTTCATCCCTGCTCAAAGCACCGTAACCCATCGCGGTATTTTGGTCAGCATCGGTCAACGCATCAGCCGCAAGAGCGCCCACAATGGTGTTATTGATTCCCGTTGTTAAAGCACTGCCAGATGCATACCCAACGGCGGTATTGTAAGCATTAGCACCAGCATTTAGATTTAAAAGAGACAGAGTGCCGATTGCGGTGTTTAACCCATGCGCATCTTCAGTATCAAGAGCAGCATACCCAACCGCTACGTTGTCAGTTCCCGTTGTAAGATTATCACCAGCTCCTGAGCCGACAAGCGTATTTTGAACCCCAGTGGTAATTGAAGTGCCTGCATTAAAGCCTACCGCTGTTTGATTAGAATTAGTGGCTGATGTGAAGTTTTGAGAAGAGAGTGCTGATCGTCCGATTGCTGTAGATCTGCTTCCCAGTGTATCTGCTGTTAAAGCACTATCCCCAACTGCGACGTTAAGGTCAGCATCCGAGAGAGCGTCTCCCGCACTGTGACCGATTAGCGTGTTGTTAAGTCCCGTCGAAATATCGTTACCTGCGTTATACCCAACTGCTGTATTGCCAGTCGCTTCGCTGCCGCTAAAGTTTTGAGCTTGTAATGTACCTCGCCCTATCGCAACAGACTGAATACCAGTCGTATCTGCACCAAGGCTACTACGACCTATAGCAACATTGCTCCCGCCGGTTGTATTTGCATCACCTGCAAGGCCACCTATAAAAATGTTGTTAGTTGATGTTGTTTGACTTAAACCAGCGTTATAACCGATAGCAACATTGTATGTATCGCTATCGGAACCTGGATTAAATGTTTTTAGAGCTTGATAACCAATCGCAACATTTCTATCGGCCTCAACATTTGTTCCTAGTGCTGCACTTCCGATTGCTACGTTAGTATTACCTGTTGTCATAGAGTCGCCTGCCACATACCCTATAACTACATTGTTGCCGCCGGTATTGGCTGATTTAAGAGCTTGACCGCCGATAGCTACATTATTTTGAGCTGTTGTTATAGCTTTCCCTGCTTGGTATCCAACAGCTACGTTATAAACTGTCGCACCGCTGTTTTGTGTTTGAAGTGCTTGATAACCAACTGCGACGTTACCTCCGTGTGCGTCTTCCGTGTTTAGTGCTTGAGTGCCGATAGCTACATTCGCATCTGCTGTCGTTATTGCTGTACCTGCATTTTTACCTATAACGACATTATCATTGCCCCCAGAGGCAATGGTATCCCCTGCACCTTCTCCTATTCGGACATTATCACTGCCTGCCGATGCGGTAAGTAAATCTGCCCCTGAGCCTATTATTACTTGATTGTTTCCAGCATCAACTTTTAGAGCATCTGTGACTGCGTTGCTTTCGACACGAAAATCTAGATCAACACTATCTTGGTTAAATACAGTCTCTGTTGAAGAGATTTCCATTCGACTTCTATTCGTTCCAGCGACTCTAGTATCTATTTCTAACAGGCCGTCCTCTGAACCACTTGAAACGTCAGAAAGTAACATCCGAATAAAGCCAAAGCTGGTTTCTGTTCCAGCATCATTGTTCGCCATAAAACGAATCTGACCAGCTGCGTCATCATCTGCAGGACTCGCACTTAACCTTGTTAAATCTAAACGTGGGCCAACCGCTGCATCTGCGTCTGTAGAAATAAGCTGAAGACCAGTGGTATTACCCGCTTGCTCCGTTATAAGGTTTTTCACGTTTAAGTCAGTAAACGCATCAACCATTTTACCGCCAGAGCCTGCGCCATCAGAATAAATGGCTTTGACTTGACCATTACGGATTGTGACCGTAGCACCAGAACCTTGCTTTATAATGATATTGTACGGGCCAGATGAACCTGAATCTGTCGTTGCATTTTCTATAAACCACAGTTTTGAAACTGTATTTGGCCCTATAGTGACGGTGCAGTCGCTATCAAGAGCGCCAGTGTATTGGAGGAAGATACTGCGGCCAGGATCAGTAGCGCCATCAGCGATGGTGGTAGTATGAGTATCAGCATTAGTAGAAATAGCTTCCGTCCCAAACGAGAAAGCCTCTCCAATCAACTCTAGGTTGGTGTTCGTACTCGTTCCCCACGTTCCTGATTCATCACCTGTAGCGATCTCTTTTAAACGTAGATCATTAACATATGTTGCCATTTAAGCTACCTCTTCCCAATCTGGGGTTTGACTGTCTGACACAGTCGACCAAGTAATACTTTGACTATCCGATACAGCTGCCCAACTAGGCGTTTGACTATCGTCCACCAGTCCCCACACGTTGACAGGAGTGATAGCCCCAGTTGCGCTAACACCTGTCGGTATAACGACAGCCGCTCCTGTAACTGAAACGTCTCCGACACTTCCGCTACCTTGTACTCCAGTGACAGAAGTAGTCGCTGCTGCAACGACCGTAACTGAACCAACCGCTCCAGTCCCAGCAATCCCAGTAACAGAAGCACTCGCATCGCCGGTAACAGTAAGCGTTCCGATAGATCCAGTGCCTGCCACGCCTGTAGGAGTCGCGGTAACACCTGTCCCTTGGACGACCGTAACCGACCCGATTGACCCTGTGCTAGAAACGCCTGTGACAGCGGCAACTGCACTGGCTGCGACTGTGACCGTCCCAACCGCACCCGTACCAGAAACACCTGTAACTGGGACAGGACTAGGTTGACCCCAGCCGCCATCGCCCCACGCACCTCTGCCCCAGCCGGTAAGGTTAGACATTTAGGCGATACGAATAATCGCATTACTAGCGTCGGCAGTAGGAAACTGTATCGTAAAATCTCCTGACGTAGACGTTTTATCTGCGCCGAAATCTAAAGCACAGACTGCTGGATCACCAGAAGCACTGTCATTAAAAATCAATGCCCCTCTCGCAGTCAGACTACTAGAAGAAAACGTCAAATCAGAAAAATCTGTAATCGCTGTAGTCCCATCGTTACTTGGATCAACGCGAGTTAACGATGCTCCTTTAGCTGTATACCCTGTACCAGATACTTCATTAGACGTTGTGTATGCAGTGGTACTTGCCCCTAAAGAAGCAGAACTTGTATACAAAGCAAGATTGAAGGTGCTGCCACCAGAGTTTTTAAAATTATGTACAGCTTCTAAAAGTTCTTTTTTAAAAGTCGTACACATAGCTGTCGTAATAGCCATTATAATCTCCTCAGTATATTGGCCATCTCTTGTTGACCCTGTTTTTCTAATTCTGCGATTAAAGTTGTTCTATCACTTTTGATAGCCTCTTTCAGATAGAAAAGGACTATCTTCTCTACACTTTCTTTAAATGCTTCCGCTTGTTGTGCTATTAAAGGGTGTGATTTATTACCTACGCTGATAATTCTATCAGACGCTGATTTTGCCCAAAAGTCAGGAGAATGTCCTTTTTGTTCTGTAGCAGTTACTAAAAAGTTACCAACCTCCAGCTTCGGAGCTTCCATATTTATCCTCTATTAATATCGTAACGATATTCGTCACGAGAGCCATATCCTTGACCCAGATTTTTGAGACCATTGACTGCTTGTATAAATCTCTGTTCGTATATTGCCATCTCTTGAGGATTTTTCAAAAAGTTAGCGGCTTCTACTAGCGTTCCGTATAAAAGTGCATCTGGTGCATTGTCGGAAAGCCATGTCGTATCTGTACCACTCGTCGTCGTCAACGACGCTGGTCTATATTTATAATGCAACTCAAACGAATAAGTTTGATCTGGTGTGGGTGCTAAAATAAAACTGTTGTCGTCAAATAAAGCGTAATACTTAGGCAACCCTGTCGTTGAAGCATTCGGTGTGAAATCTCTAACAAAAGAAACGTGTTTATAAAGTAAATACGAATAGACGTTACTAGAGATTACAGCGAGGCTATAGGACGCTAAAAAATCCGTAGGGGTACTTAGATAAGTATTACTAGCGGTAGCGGTGCCTGTGACATTTTTACGGAACACAGGTAACTCTACCGCCTTTAGTATTCTTTCTTCTGCCTCTTTTATGAAAGTATCTAATGATGCGACGAAGGTCGTTTCAGCACTTTCTACATAATTTTGGACAGCTGTTTTTAAAGTGCTTAAAGTAAAACTCATGTTGTCGTCACCGTTACAGCCCCAACACTACCAGTACCCGAGACACCTATAAAATCTGTGCCTATAGGGTCTACAACACCTAATGGCTGGCCCCCTATATTACGCCCTGAGTCGGTCGTATTACTCGGCCCTGTAGTTCTTACTAACCCTAATTGGGCTTGTGGTAGATCTACTTCTGGTCTAG